TACTGCTCAATACAGAAGTCAAGGTATGCGTCTAAACCAAAAGGTTCGTGTAAATCACCAATGACTAATACGTTTCTAGTTTGTTCAGAACGCATACGCATTAATACTTCTATTTCGTGTGGTTTTAATCTGAATCTATTGGACTGCACCCTTACCTAAGTCTGCTACACCTTGTGCACCTGTTAGAGTAACTAAAGCCCAAAATATCTCACTTACTGCGTCTTCAGTAACACCTAATGCTCTAGCGACTGCAGGTATTACTATTGCAGCTATTGTAAACCATACTTTTTTTGACTTTAAAATTGTCATAATTAAATATTCTTTCATAATAAAAATTTAAGGTTAATAATCGTATGTCCAAATGACGTTCTGATCTTTTACAGAATCTACGTCACAATGTATAAATGTTTTGCCGATACCTATTCTATTTATACCTACGGACATAAGTGAGTTAATTAATAGGTATCTTTCTCTACTTCCGTTATATGCTATATCAACTGCTAGTCCAAGTTTATGACTTGAGCCTATTCTTGCTTTAAGCACATTGTCATTGTAATTTTCGGTTCTATATCCTGATGTTATTTTAAATATCATTTGACCTTCTACTATATCACGTGCTTTGTCTAATAGTGATATAAATTCCCTATTCATGTGCAAACCACTATCAGGTTCGTCAGGACTTGCAAACTCTTGTAAGTTAAAATACTTGTATGTCATTAATACATACTTTTTTTCTTCTTCTTTTTCTTTTTGTGTTTAGGCATTGTATTTTGTAAATTTATATATTGTAAATGTTATAGCTAAAACCAAAGATACAAACGTAAGTATCTCATTGACTTGAGCCATACTTAATCCTATTGCACTAACGTTTGCTAGTCCTACCTGTACTGTGTCTTTTATTTCGTTCATTTTTTAAATAGCTTTTTAGTGCTTTTTCGTTTTTTAATTTTGGTTTATAGTATTTTCTATTCATTTAGATCAGGTGTTAAAAAGTCACTTAATTTAATATCACCTTGTCTGTCTCTAACCTTTTCTAAATTCATACCTGAATAAAACGCATTTTTAGAAGGTGATATGTCTTCGTTTGTGTTTGTATTTAGTTCAGGGTAACTACTATTGTTATGTCTTAAATAATCTATTAACCTCTCGGTATAGAACTCCGCAGTATTTCTAACTTCTTCACGTAAATCGTTTGCTTCTTGCCTACTTAATGGTGTACTGTTTTCTGCAGTCTTTTGTACTATGTTATTGTTCATTACTTTAAATCGTAAGAACGGTATACATTCAAAGAACGCCCAATGTACTAATGCGTCTTGAACATATTCGTCTACTAATGTTTCGTAAACACCTGATAACGTACCACCTGATATTTTTGTTTGTAACGCTTCAAAAAGATCTGTACCTAATACACGTTCAATGTGTTTCTTTTGTGCAACTTTTAGATATGGTAAGATAAACTCAATGTCTACGTTACCACCTATAGCAGTAGAATCTTTTAACTTGTTTTCTGATATAAATAATACGTAACTCATAATTTAACTTTTTCTACCTTGTCTAGGCATACGTTTAGGTGCTATTGCTACTCTTTTGTCGTTCTTCTTTGCAGTAAATCCTTCACTACGTGCTTTTGTATATCCTATTAGTTCTGCGTCTTTTATCTTTGTACTAACGTCAATACCTAGTTTAGTCTTATAAATCTGTCTTAACCAAAAATGGTGGCAATAACTTCCTCCTTTCCAAATAAATTTATCATATCCTGCTTGACCTGTGCCTTTTGGTGAAAACTCTTTGTTAAGTTTAAACATTCTGTCAATGTCTTCTTTTCTGTATAACTTTTTTGCAGCTAACATTTTTTGGCAAAAATCTCTTTTTTTACCTGTCTTACGTTTTAAAAATTCGTCTTCAGCGTAAACATATCTTACTCTAAAGTAGTCAAAGGTTTTTTTACTTATTCCGTCTTGATCACTCTCTGCGTCAGGTATTGCTCTACCTGTACTAAGCTCTACTTTTTCTGTAGCTATTTTATTTAGTTCGCCTTCAAAATCAAATTCTACGTGTTCACCGTCTACTACTTCTTCTTCTACTAATTGCCAATCTTCAGGTATGTCTTCTACAGTTTCTAAAAATAAATCTAGTTCTGTTTTTTCTAAATTCATTCTAGTTTTTGTGTCTTCGTGTTTTGCACATGGCATATATACCTTTTCACCATTTAGTTCGTGTTCGTGAAAACCCTCACAACCTAGTTCTTTTGCTTTTATTAGTGCTTCTTCTACTGTACTGTAAACAGGCATACCGTCAATATCACCTACTTTAGCTAGTTTTTCGCTTTCTAAGTTTTCTTGTTCTAAAGGTTCAAGCCCTAGCTTTTCTCTTATTTCTTCTTTAGTCATTACATTACGCATATCCTCAACGGTAAACGTAGTCATAATTGGTGAAGATTGTACTATTTGTAAGTCTGCTTGTATATCGTTTACTAATAGTATTTTTTTAAGTGTTTTTAGTATGTGTTCTTGGTAAGGTTTTACAACTGTGTTTTGATATATCTCAAATGCTTGCATAAGTTCATCACGACCACCAAGTTGTCCTTCTGTTTTTACTCCTAATAACATTGGACTTGTAACCCTATGACCTGTCATTATGTTTTGCACTAATAATTCTTGTAATGCTAAATATTGTTTGTCTGCATTGCTTACTTCAATAGGTGTTATTTCTGCTGCTCTGTCTTTACTATCTGAAAAACTTAAAACAAATTTACCTGAGTTACCTGAACCTGTAAACTTCTTTTCTATACTACGTTCTATTTGTAGCCTTTCTTCTGCAGTTGGTACACCATTGTTCATGTTTATAAAATAAGAACCTGAAAAACCCCTCTCTATATTTCCTAAATGGTACTCGCTTACCTTTTGATCTATTAACGCCCAATTACACGCTGAACTATAATCAGGTGTATAGTACATTTCCATATTTGGACTATAAAGACCTGTGTATAGTATCTGACTAGGTGTACTTCTGTCTAGTGGGTTAAATGCTGCAACCTCTTGTGGTTTATTTCGTCTTATATTACTCCAATCTGCACAGATATAGTATTTGTCCACTCTACCTAATTCGTTTGGTAAACCTACTCTAAGGCGTTCTACAGGCACATGATATATTTCTGCTACCTGTCCTGACTTAGAATATATAACATTAAGTGCAAAACCACCTTGTAGCTTAAAGTCAAAAGCACATTTCTTAATTACTTCGTGTAGTGTTTCTTTACTATTAGCGTTTTTAAAGAAGTTTTCTAGCTTTGCGTTTAGCTCTACACTATCTGTTTCTTTTGCAGTCACGTCTTGTCCTGCAATCATTTGTGCAGTAGCGTTTATAATAGCTGAGTGTGTGCCTGAATTATAGTATAAGTCAATAATAAATTGTGGGTACAGGTTTTTGTAGTCGTCTGTACCGTATTCAATCCAATTTTTACCACGTGCTTCTTGTATTTGTGGTGCGGTACTGTATTCTAAATTTATATTAATTAAATTTTCCATTATAAACTAGATAATCTGTTATTTACTTTTGTTATAAAACCTGCAGTACTAAAACTAACACCGTCATATATTTGAACTTCAAAAATAGAACCTTCTAAATCATTTGCGTCTGTTGCTCTTACACCTATTGCGTCTATTAAAAACGTACCTGTCCTCGTATTTGTGTCAGCTTGTTCTGTACCGTTTAAAAATATTTTTATTAAGCCGTCATCATTACGTGAAACTATTAAATTAAAATTTGTTGCGTCTTGTATTGTACCTGAATTTAAATCAAAATCTTGTGCAGTACTAGCTGCAATTCTAACTGTAATAGTGTCAAGGTCTTTAATTCTAATAAAGTGACCTGTTGTAGTATTATCTGCTAAGACAACGTCATTATTAATACTCCCTGTAAGACTCATTCTTACGCCTATTGTAAACTGACTTGCTAAAGATATGTCTGACGCAGTTTGTAAACTTTGATTTGCACCGTCAAAACTTACTGCACCTGTACTTGCAGTATATTGTGGTTTTTCAGAGTCAGTTGCCTGTAACATATTAAAGTTACCTGTTTGATCCGTCCAATTAGCAACGTTAGATATATCTGCACCCCCTAAACTTTTAAATTTATAAAACGCTTTTATATTAGAGTGCGTTGCAGGATCAAATACTGCTGAAACAGTAGAAGTTAAATTTTGCGATAAAGCTAATTTCATTACAGAGTGTCGTTCTTGTATATTAACGCTAAACCACTACTTATTTGAATTTGAGTAAATGATAAAAATAATGTCGTGCCTGCACTATAAGATTGATGTAAGTTAGAGTCTGTTCCTGTAACGTTTGCACCTGTGTTTAGATCGGTCACAGTTGTATCTATTGGAAAATGTACTGCGTAACAATCTAAACTACCGACTGCATTATCACTTGCTACTACTATTTGTACGCCACCTTTTCCTAACTGTTCTGATAATAATTCTTGTGTTGTGTCCATTTAATTGATGTGTATATAATTTGTACTTGTTGTTTCTGTATATTGTGTATATTTTACTTGCTCACTACCTACTGTTTCGCTTACTAATAGTTTGCCTTGTTCTACTAAACCTTTTACTACACCGTGTACACTACCTGTGTTGTTTGCTGCGTCTGTTTCGTTAATAGGTGCAGTATTTGCGTCTAATGTCGGTACTGTACCGTTAAAACTAACTTCATATACTTCGTACTTATAATATCCAAAAGGTGTTAAATTAATAGCACCTGTAAAAACATTTTCTGTAGTGTTATGTGTAAAACTAAAATCTGTGTACCTTTCTCTAATTGTTT